GTTCAAGGATGATCAAGGCAATCTGACCACCCAAAACACTAAACCACCATTGATCACCACTATTGAGCGTACAGGTAAGGCGTATGGTGTTTTACTGTTAGATGAACTACTGCAGGCTAATACCGATATGCAAAAAGTTTTAGGCGATACGCTTGACCCAATGGAGCATTCAATTGGTGGATGGCCCCTACCTAAGGGGTGGATTGTCATAGGCACTGGCAACCGCACCAAAGATAAATCTGGCGCAAATCGTTTACTTGCTCACTTGCTTGATCGAGTGCTGATGTTTGAACTGGAGTTTAACATTGATGCGTGGACTGAATGGGCATATGCCAATGATGTTCACCCTTTGATTATTGAGTGTGCCAAGGTTAATAATGACTTCTTTGCTGACTCTGTGCCTGCCACTGATGAGCAATACTGCTCACCTAGATCAGCAGTGAGAGCCTCTGACCATCTGACCGCATTCCTTAAGATCAATGGTCAGGATGCCTACCTAAACCGCACCATAAAGTCATTGCTTTCCGCTAACATCGGCAGTGGCGCGACCGAATTGCTTTGCACCTATGCGGATATCCGCGACCAAGTGCCAACTGAGGCAGACATTCAGCGCAATCCTGAGACTGCGATTGTCCCTGATGGGACTGGGCATCAAATGATTGCAGGGCATAATGCGATTGCCTCAGCAATTGATGGCAATAGTGTTAGCCAAGCATTCAGATACATCTTGCGATTGCGTACTGACTTGCAAGTGTCAATGAATGTCAGGTTGCTAATAATCTCAGGCAATAATGGGTGGGTATCTAACGAGCCGCTCGTTAAGGAATTCTTAGTTAAATACCATGATCTAATTACTTTGGGAGTATCCTAATATGAGCAAGTTAAGAGCAAGACAGCTATTCACCAATGACCACCCTGAGCAGGCTAATTCTAAGCCGTATGTTAAGGCCTTGATTATTTTGCAGGCTAAGGCTCAGGTTTACTATTCGATCCTTGCTAACACCGATGTAATCTGGACTAATGCCATAGCAACTGGGGCTACTGATGGTGTTTATGTATATCTCAACAAGGATTTTTTCAGAGGCCTTGCAAGCGATTCTCAGCGTGCATTCTTACTCGCGCATGAAGTGTCGCATATTGTTTTGCGTCACCCTCAGAGGGGCAAGGCATTCATGGATCGAGGGTATTTTAGACAGATCGGCTCAGAGCAGATCGGCTATGACGCTGGGCTATTCAATCAAGCGGCTGATTATGTGATCAATGCTGACTTAGTTAAGCATGATCTGGAATTTATTCCTGATGGCTTGTTAGATGCTGACATTGATCGGAATCAGCTAGTTGATGATGTCTATATGAAACTAGTTAAGTCTCAATACGAGCAACCTAAGCAAAAACCAACTAAGGAAAATAACGATGACAGTGATGATGATAACAAGGATGGTGCTGAGGGTAATTCTAAGGGTGATAATTCGAGTACTACTAGTGGTAACAGATCATCTAATGACACTAATGATCAAGATCAAAACGAGACAGATCAAGATCATACTGATGAAGATAGTGATCAGGGTGGTGACTCTGACATGTCTAATGATCCAATGGAGGACTCAACTACTGAGGGCATAGACACTCATCTAGTGCCACAGTATGACGGCTCAGAGGACGAGCAAGAGGCCGCTCAGAGGGAAGATACTGACCGCATAGCTGATGCTGTGGATCAAGCTATTGATCAAGTACAGGCTAGTCGTGATCGCGGTGAGCATAATCAACCTGAGATAGCTGATGGTTTGATGGGTGCATCAAGACGTAATGGCGGCACCGCCTCAACAACTGACTGGAGGGCTGAGTTAGCTGATCGCGTAACAAGGGTATCAGCAGGGCAGGAATCAACATGGTCTCGCATCAATCGTAGACGATACATCAACACTGGCGTGATATCGCCTAGTCGTATCGGGTCGTTCAATCGCATGGTAAAAACTATGGATACAAGCTATTCAGTACAGCAGTATAGCGATAGGGTAGACGCATTCATGACTGAGGCGGCATCTCTCATGGATACCTTGGCACCCAGTTCGGGCAGTATGCTAATCCAATGCGGTCATTATGTCACTCAGGTCGATGAGGTTATGTCTGGCGATGAATTGCTTGATATTAACATTGTCGAAGGTGGTGGTACCTACATGGCATCAAGTGTTGAGTGGCTTGAAGAGAACGGCATCGAACATGACATTCACCTTATCTTTACTGATGGTGAGATGGGGGCTGATGATTACCGCATCTGTGCTGAGTCTGGAGCGATCCTTGTGTTAGTGGTAATGCCTGATCACTACTACCGCAGGAATCTTATTGCTTCAGGCATCGACTACATACTGGCTAACGATGATCCGTTAGCCGCTTAACCTATCGCTGTGTTTTGTGCGCCTGTAGTGCCAACAGAACACAGCAATAGGCCATTACTATTAACTTGTTAAGGAAAAGAATCATGGATAAATATTTTAAAACTCTAGACGCAACGCGCCATTTATTTGGAATCAATTGCGTATCAAAGGGTCAAAGATACATCGACACTGCCAAGTTGATTAAGGCAATGAAGTCGGCATTAAGGCGGCATCATGACATTGGTGCTGAGGCAAATTACATTATTAAACTTTATAAAGAGAGGCAACAAAATGGATGATAGTAAATTGTATGAGAACAGAGGCCTTAACGTAACATTTAAGGCGCATGGGGGCTTGCGTGAAATGCTAGATTACGCCCATAAAGAATACGGTGTTAACAAGTCGGAGCAGGCTCAATACTTAATGGAGACATTAATTGCAACCGAGTTAACTGGGGAAAATCAGATGGATGATTATCTACGAATGATCAAGGGCTTGATTATCAGGAAGCTAAGAACCAAACAGAGTGAACTTGAGTTTCAAATAAGCCTGAGAGAGGAGGCGATCCAGTCAATTAACATCGAACTTGGTGGTGGTGATTGTGAAACAAGAGATGATAGTAAATTAGGAGAGTTGAAATGAAGAGCGTCAAGCTTAGAGGCCGAAAGATTGTGGCTAGTTGCCGATACTGTGGCAGTGATGATGTTCAGTTAGATCGGTCACCAGTGTGGCAAGATGGCGAGTGGATGATTCCAAACATTGTGACTTACTCGAATTCGATCCTGCAATATGACGGTAACAATTCAGTAAAAACACAGTATGGCCGAGCATCTTGTTTAGCCTGCAAAGGAGACACTTCCGTTGATTTTAAGTTGTTAACAGAAGCAACGCCTTCGATGGAAAACCGTTTTACTTACCATGTTGAGGTGATGGAGCGAATCTCAAACGATAAAGATGATGGTTATGATTGCGTGTTTTTTAAGCGAGAATTTGATTCAATGAGGGAAGTTGAGCAAAGTCTAGGCGATCAGATGGTCAATAGGCATTGTGAGGTTAAGATTAAAAAAGTAATCAAAGAAGAGTATTTATTATAAGTTACCAAAGACGCAAGGAGTCTATTATGGAAATAGCATACCAAGTGATCATGGGCGTATTCTTAACGTCCTTTATGGCGGCAACAATAATTCATATGTTTTATACAATTAAAGACGGAGGGTCAAATGAATCAAGAAATAAGATCGACAGATATAATATGGGCGAGCAATCAGTATCTTTTAATTCCATTTCCAGACTGGGGAAATGATTTTGAAGAGTGGGACGCAGATAAAGTTATCACCCACATTGATAACAACAAGGTAGGAGTTTTGGAAGATGCTGACAACAGGGAGATAGCCCGACTCATATTGCAGACGGCTGTTAACTTTAGGGAGTCAGTGAGAATTGAGGCCAGAGATATACTTCAAAAACTATCCGATGTTCTTAATGCAGTTTAACCCTTTTGCCCCATCCTTCTTAATCGAGGGATGGGGCTTTTTTAGTTTAGTTCGTTAATCGCTTTTTCTGTTTGGTAGTATTCTTTTTCAGCTTTTTCTAGCTGATGATTCTCGTCCTCAGTCCATGAGGATTCCGAGTTTTTCCCAAAAATTTTATCCCACGCTTCATCAAACCTGACCTTATCTGTAGGTCTTTGTTTTGAACCCTTACTCATAATATTTAACCTGTTAATAATTACAAAAAATCCAAAGCTCTTCGGAAAGTCTTGAGCTTTTCCTTATCGGTTATATTTAAGTCGTCAACAATAATGTCAAAGACAATCTTTTCCGCCTCAATTCCAAAATTATTCTTTATTTTACGCATAGTCCTAGAGAATATTAAAAGGCCATTGGTGTACTTGTCACCCGATCCACCACCAAACGAACCCATCATTGAGGGCGTTTTAACAAAAATATTAGCCTGAGTAGCTTGTTTTAGAATCCATTCGGCTGTGGAGTGTTGCTGTAAATCTATTTTTTTAGACAACAATAACCGATCTATATATAACTGATCGGTCACCTTAACCCTAAGAAATGCGCCATCTCCCTGCTCTAAAGCAGTTCTATGGCGTTGGTGTAATTCCCTAGTGCCTGTCTCGTTTACCTGTATATCAGAAATCCCAGTCATCGCCTGTTTCATGCCAGTCATTAGGTCGCCCCTTGCCCATAGTAGGTTCAAAATCTCCATAGGAAATATCTGAATATCTCCCTGTCGGTATGTCATAGTCCAAGTTAATAGTACCAGTGGTTCCTACCCATTTGAAGCGACACTTCCAACAATGAATTTCAACATTCTTGTCCTTGTCTAGATGCACAGTGATGCCCAAGTCAGCCTTAGCAAAGAAAGCGGCTGATCCTGAGATGTTCATTCCTTTGGGTACTGGCGTTGATCCGTCTTGATTAGTCATCATCTTGGCAGGGTGAGCGATAAACCAAATGTGTACGTCATGCGCTCTGGCAAAGGTAACAAGGCGAGTTAACATTTCATTGATACCTTGATGCTCGTTACTTACCTCACTGCTCTGTTGAATGTAATTGTAAGGATCAATAACTAATCCGCGAACACCTAGCCGCATGACTGCCTGCTTTGCTCTATCTAAAATGCTGTCGATGGTAGCTGACTCACCCCCACGCTGTTCAAGGAACAAGAAATGCTCAGACACCCATTTCAAGGCATCGGTTTTTTCCTCCCCACTCATGCGATCAGTCTTCCCCTGAAAGAATGGTTTACCTACATACTTTTCACTTAACTTTGCAATGTGCAATGGTGGTGGGTTTTCAAAACTTGCAATGGCAAACTTCCAACCCTCCCTGCTTGCCAAGTTAACCATAAGCTGATCAATAAATTCAGATTTACCAGAACCCGGGATGCCTGTCACTATACTTAACTGGCCCTGAACAACGGTAAACAACCCGTCAACACTTGCAAGCCCTGTAGATGCACCGCCAACAATACCTTCTTTATAAAGATGCTCAATGTCATTGGTGTAATCATCTGCTGAGTAAACACCTTCAAGCGGAACAGGTTTGGCGTTATCAATTAGCTTTCTAAGATACTCTGTGCCGTGATGCTTCAGTACATCGTTACAATCCTTGCACCCCTCTGGGTATTCAATCGTCCAACACTTAGCCCTTCCTATGCGTCTAGCAAGTTCCTCACTAAGCGCAAGCCCTGCTTCATCGAAGTCAGTTGCAAGAATAATTCTATCGGCTTTCTCTAGCTTGTCTCTGGCCGTCCAGACATAGGCAAACTTATTATCCTCCTCTGGGTTTACCTTTCGGTTGCTTACCTTTTGTGGCGCACCGTTGGGAACACTGACAACATTCTGTATCCCTGCTGAGGCGCAAGCTAATAGGTCGCTTTCCCCTTCAACAAAGATAATATCCTTTGCGTCATCTTTTACCTGATCAATACCCCAAAGGGTTCTTGCCGCACCATCTTGAGTAAAATGCTTACCCTGAATTGACCTCCACTTAACTGCTTCACGATCACCATAAACAAATCCAATTGCATCCATCTCACCAGAACCGTTGAAATATTTTCTCCCAGATACTACTGGATAACTTGTTACAGATAAGGGGTCGATTGACCTGCTGAGTAAATAATTATTAATAAGTTCTTGGTCTGATGTGCTTGGCACTGATATAGCCCTCACTTTTTGCGGTTGGACTTGCTTTGTTATGGATGGCCTGTTGTATCTTCCTGATAGGCCGCAATGGTGACATTGGTATAAACAATCCGAACCATCTATGGTTACGCTTAGAGTTTTTACGTTTTTCTTTTTTCGCTCATCTGAGCATTCTGGGCATTGAACCCGACAATCATCGTGGATATTTGAGAAAAAATACCCAAGGTCTAGATCATTCATATTTGCACTCCACTGAAATATGTGATTATAATATCTTCCGTTAGGAAGATTCCTGTTTGAAACATAATCCTAATACTTAGGAATATTCCTGTTACTTGGAATATTCCTAGCAGAATTAGTCATCCTTAAATCCTTCTTTTATCTCATCTATAATATCGTTTATCATCCTTTGTTTTCTTACGCCCCCAACTCTTAACGCCTCAATAACATCCTCTCTTATTTTTATGTGATTCAATCCAACGTGTCCACAAACAATCTCATGTTCGCTTGAAATAAAATAATTGGCCGCATCAAAACTTACTTCCTTACTGCTGTCGTAAGTGTCTTTCAATGCTTGCACGATCATCCTGCGACATAACAATAATAGTTGATCTTGGCGATTCTCTATCGAGCGCCCAAAAGAGGTGCTTTTCTTTGACTTGTCTATCGTTTCCATAAATCTTTCCTTGCATACAGTCTAAAATTACAGATTCATCGAGATCAGGTCTTCTTGAGGCGTAGTAAATCTTAATTACTACGGCCAGATCACCCTCTAATAATTCGGGAAGTGTCTGGCATTGTTGATCAAAAAGTTTAACATAATCTCTAGCCTTTTTGCTCTTTATAAAAGCAGGCCTTCCCCGAATGGTTACAAGTTGTCTTGAGTTAGCTTTACTAGCAGGCTCACCATGTATTACAAAATTAACTGTTGTCATATTACTTTTCCCGTTGTAAGATGTCTACCACTATATACTATTTACTTAACTTTACCAACTATAGGAACACTACTGTGAGCAAAATAGGTAGCTACTTAATCGAAGCAGAAGAGAACGGAGAACTTAGATATGACGAAAGAAATCAGCGATACGTTAAACCCAAAGACTTTGGTTTTGGAGGACAACATTCCTCTGCCGAAAGACCGAAGAGGGATAGGCGAAAAACTTCCCTCAGAGATGAAAGAGTTGATGAGTAGTATGAAGATAGGTCAAAGCTTTTTTATAGAGACTACTGTTGAAGATCAGAAGTCTAAGATCGGGGCTGTTAGGGCATCAATCTCTAGATACATGAACTCGGTCAATACCCCTATAGCAGGGAATTGGTTGTTTTCTGTTAGGCAAGAGAACGAACCATTCCGTGTTGGCATAAGAGTTTTTAGGATGGAAGATAGGGTCGATTCATGAAGATAACTAATAACTTTAATCTACCAGACGTTGTTGTCTCTGCGTTAACGCAGGATGATTACACTAAGGGTAAATCTAACAGGTCTGTTACACAGCTTATTGATTCACCACAGGTGGCTGTACTTGCAAGAGAGAATGCTGATGACATCGAGCAAGATGCCGTTGACTTTCTTTGGTCTAGATTTGGAACCTCAGTGCATACCATGTTTGAGAGAGCCGCTGAGTCTGCGGAAAAGGTTATTAGTGAGCAAAGAATGTTTGCTGAGGTTCTGGGTTGGACTATCTCTGGTGCTGTTGACTTGCAGGAGTTGGTTACTGGTGGGCGTATTGTTAGTGACTACAAGGTGACTTCCGTATGGTCAGTTATCTTTGCCAAGCAAGAGTGGCATAACCAACTTAATTGTTACGCTTGGTTGATTAGAAAGTCTCAGAATACTGCTGTTAAGCAGTTAAGGGTAATAGCAATCATACGGGACTGGCAACGCAGGCGAGCAAGTGAAGACTCTACCTACCCTCAATCACCGATAAAGATTATTGAGATTCCTTTGTGGACTGACGAGGAACAGGATAGTTATGTCGAGGAAAGAGTCAGACTTCATCAAGAGGCTGAGTTCAAACGACTGACTGGCGATGAGATAGAGCAGTGTACGCAGGCAGAGACATGGAAAAAGGATGACAGTTATGCTGTTATAAAAAAGGGGAGAAAGAGAGCCGTAAGAGTTTTAGGTTCTCAGAAAGAAGCTGATGACTTCATAGCAGATATATCTGTTGAAGCTGAGAAGCATCATGTTGATGTTAGAAAGGGTGAGGCAACCAGATGTATTCAGAACTGGTGTCGAGTCAGTAAGTGGTGTCCTCAATTTGCAAGGGAGAAGTTCGCATGATGGGCAGTGATAAAGAAACATATTTGAAGATGGTAGCAATATGGTCTATTACCAACATACCAGATTTAAAGGTGTCGTTAATCGGGGATAGCTTTAAGGTAACGTGCAAGTTTGGATTTATTGTAAACATGGATGCAAAGTTATTTTATCAAATAGAACCTCTAGAAGTTGTTCAGTTAATAGAGAAATCGTTCACTAAACAGTTTGGGGTAGATGGTTCAAAGTACAGAAACACATTTCGAGGATTTAAAAAGAATCCATTTTCAAGTCAAAACTAGGAGTGCGACATGCCAAAGAAAGAACAATACCCAGAGATAACGTATGGGGCTATCTGGAAAAACCTGTCTGAAGTTGATTGCTCAAAGAACGCTAAGAGCAAGAACGGACTGACTTACCTTGCTTGGAACGAAGCTTGGGCTTTACTCATGGAAAATTATCCAGAGTCTACCTTTGCGTACCTTGATAACGAGGTGTATGCGGATGGATCAGTATCAGTTGTCTGTCAGGTTGAGATACATGGTCTTACTAGGCGAATGTGGTTGCCTGTTATGAACTATGCAAATAAGACGATACCCAACCCTTCATCTAGGGATATTTCCGATAACAAGATGCGTTGTTTGGTCAAGACCATTGGACTTTTCGGTTTGGGATTCCATATATATCGTGGACAAACTCAGCCTGAAGATATGTTTGAGGATGACTCCTCACAACAAGTTAAGGCTAACAGTACAACAGGTACACAAAACACAGCAGTAGGTCATAAAAAGACCAACAAGAAGTCAGTTAATGTAACAGGCAAGGTAGCAGAAGGGGTCAAGAAGGAAGCCCAAGATAAGTCTGATGCAGAGTTTTATCTGTCATGGACTGATGATGATGCCCAAGTATGGGTTGATAAGATGTTTGAGGTGGCTGAGAAGTTTGCGGAATCACCTAATGGCGCAAGAAGCCAGTGGCAAGCGAACAAGAAAACGATTGATCACTTAACCACTAATCACCCCAAGGCGTATGCCTCACTGAAAGAAAAATTCACTAATCTTAGCAATAAGCTAAAAACCCAAGAAGGAAATAACGATGAATAAGCAATATCCGAAAGGCGAAGGCGCAATGTTTGCAAACCAAAAGCAAAACGAAAAGCAACCAGATTGGAGGGGTAATATAGAGGTCACCTCTGCTCAGTTGCGAGAGTTGCTTGATATGGCAAAAGCTAACCAAGCTAACCCTGTCCCTGATTTTAAATTAAAAATGCAAGTAGCATCATGGAACAGAATTGCCAAGAACACTGGGGCAGAGTATATGTATCTTAGCACTGAGGTTTATAATCCTGAAGTTGCTCCTGCACCTACTCCCCCTCCGGCTCCTGCACCAGAGCAGTTTGATGAAGATATCCCTTTCTAATGAAGTTTGAACTGAAAGAGAACAGCGGAGTGGTAGAGATTCTTCTACCGCTTTGCAATCTTTTCCCCGAAAGAAGCTTGGAGTTAATGAACCTGTGCCTTAAGTCAAAACGAGGCGTTCATGTTGAGGTTAAGTCAGTCGGGAAGTCTAGAACATCTATGCAAGAAAGGTATTACAGGAAGTGGTGCGGTGAGTTCGCTAAGTTTGTGGGCATGACGCATGACGAGATGCATGAGGAGCTACTATGTAGAACCTTTGGGAGTGAGCATATCAAAACATCTATTGGTGAGATAAGACGTCCTGTAAAAAGAAGCTCTGAAGTTGGCTCGCGGGAATACTCCTCTCTTATTGAGATGTTAATATTTACAGCCGCAGAGCTAGACTTTCGAGTTCCTCCTGCGGAAAAGCAGTGATCAAGCAGATTAAAACCTAACGACTGGAGAGATGCATGAGTCAGATAAGAATTAAAAAAGGCATTTGTGTGGCTAACGATCTTGGTGGGGGAAAGGTAATCAGGGGAACTAGAAGAAAGACTAAGTTATCAGACATGGAGGACAGGAAAACAAATAATTATGATAGGTCTGTTAATGAATGGATTAAAAAGAATGAGAAAAGCAAATGTTGATCAAGTTAAGCAAGCAAGACCTGCATAACTGCGAGATGATGGGTGCAGATACGGTTAAGTTGTGTGAGATGCAGGGATTTAAACCAAGATTACACAATAATAATCAATCAAGGGTTGAGGCTAATATTTACGGATTTAAAGCGGAGTTCGCAGTTGCTAGATTGTTTAACCTAGACTTGCCTACCGTTAATGTCCTTACTGATGGGGGCGTTGACCTCTGGTTTGATGACATAACAATTGATGTTAAATTTAACAATGCTGAGTACGGAAAGTTGATATTCGACACTATGGATAAGTTTAAGTCTAACATTGCTGTATTAGTGGGTAAGACACCCGACCCTAGCATTATGAGAATAAACGGTTGGATGGACAGAAAAACATTCGGAGATAAAAGTCAGGCAGTTGATTTTGGGTATGGAGACAGGTTGTTTATGAACCATGATGAGATGTTACCTATTGAAAGCCTTTGGTCTCGCCTTATGGTTTACAAGTTTAAATGAGTGAGGTAGAGTAAATACAGGCGAGTACAAAGTTTGGTGAGTGGTGGCATCGAACTGTTCCTCTTCTCCCCGAGAGAAGTAACCAACAAAGAGATTATGAAGTTCCGTTCGCCAAATTTGATTCATGCGGAGAATTTTCTTATCCACCACTGTTAAATTTTTGACACTTTTTCCAAAAGGTACTTCCTACGACCAACTTTATTTCTTATTCTTAACTTGTTATCTATAGAGTGTGTCAATCACGGGAAGCTTTGCCTTCTGCTTTAATATTGATGTTGCCTTAAGAACTTCTCGCTCAACCGCTTCTAGTTGATCAATGATCTCCCTCTTCCTATCTGCATCCAAGTTAGACCGCATCACTTCATCTCTCTGCTTTCTTATCTTTGAAAGTCTATCAGCAATGTAGCTGACATTATTTTTCAGTCCTACCAAATGCTTGCGACCTTGTAAGTATTTTTCATAAACGTCTACTCGACCTTCCTTCTTAAGACTGTTAAGAGTTCCAACAATTTTTCTTATCTCTGCATTTAACTCATAAAAATCTTCTTTAGCTCCTGCATTTTTGGAGTTAGCAAAGAATCTTTTCATAATTGGAAACTCTGTTACAGGTCTTGATGGCATCTCAAGTTCCTTGTCACCAGTTAAGGCAGGGCTTCTAATAATTTCATCAACCGCGCCCAGAACATAAGTTCCTATAGTTCCTGTGTAGCCTCTCATAACATGCTCAACTTTAAGAGGACTAACATCGAACATTTCACCCACCATCTTGGCTAGTTCGTTTGTACTGGCCCTATCAATAAAGGCATCTTGCAAGTTTCCGTCTAAGTACTTGGATACAATGGCGTTACCAGTGTAAAAGTTATGGTTAAAGTTTGCTTCAAGCAGGGGCTTGATTATCTGCGCCCCCAAAGGATTTATTGCTAACGTCCCTGTAACTCCCGTGATTGCTGATTGCATTGCCTCTCGACCAGTTGCTTTGCCAGACAATACAGCAAGAGATTTTTCAGGTATTGTTTTGAACATCAAGCCAACTTCAAAGGGAATAGGTATCTTAACAGGGACACCCCAAGGTGTTGGGATAAGCCAGTTGTTATCTCTAGTATGCTCATCAGCCTCTTTATATTGATCATCATCACTAACCAACAACCAATACAAGCCTGTCAATCCCGCTAAGGTTAACGCCCTTGTCGCAAACACCTGTTGCTGTTTTCTTTTAGACATTTCCTTGTTAGCGTTATACTGGCCTCTTGCTGACCTGTAAAATACATCTAGACCTTGAAACCTTGCATTCAAGAAGGGTATAGCGGCAGTGATTACGCGAGCTAATGGGCTGTTTCCTCTTCTTGAGAAGTTAATAACTTCAAGAGCTTGGTAAGCCGCCTCAGCTTCGTTGCCAGTTCTTGCAAGAACATCATCAAACACAGCTTTTCTTGTAGCCGCATCAGACATGGTTGTTGCTTTTCCTAATCCATCCCAGAGTTTAATAAACGGCTTGGTTAGCATATTGCCTGAACCGCCGCCCATGCCTCTTTTTCCCATCTCTTTTTGGAATTCATCAAACAAGTTATCAGGATCACTACTAAAGTCGTAGCCACCAACAACACCGTAAGTAGATAAAGTATCGGCACCACTACGAGCGTTCTTAATTGTGTCATAAACAGGGATAAAACTGGCACCAGAGGTAACATACGAGGAAAGAGTATCTCGCATCATGTTGACCATCATAAATCCGGGATCGCGTGTAATCATCTCTCTTAGAACATTGGATGGCGCACCCACAATACTTGTTAGCATCTTCTCCATGCTTCCACCGCCAAGTGATTGCATAGATTCGTACATCAGTGGATCGTCAATCGCAAACTCTCTTTTCTTGCCATCAACCCTAAAGCTTATAACATTATTTCCAGTCTGGCCTGCCTTAATCTCCCTAGCCAAACCAATAGAATTCATGTCCCTAACAATTCTTTGTTGAGCAACATTCCGCATACCCATGTTCACAGCGGCATCTAAATTGCGAGTTATTGCATCCAGAAGAGGAACTGTTACGGCTGTCTCCCCTCCCTTTAACTCCTTAAATGTAGCGGCACTTGTCATACCTGAGAATATTTTAGGCATCTTGTCTTGTGCATCTGGGTTGTCTGCTTGCCTATAAAAAGGAACATAATCAGATTGCTTTAACCAAGTCTTTGCTGTCTCAGCATCAAGAACCCCAGTGTCCATAAGAAACTCTACAGTTTTTGCGTTGTACGCCTGCCAAGCATCAAACCACTCAGAAACAATTGGTTTACCGTTCTCATTAGTGTATTTGTTTACCTCTTGTTGGAGCGCGTCAAGGCTTGTTGCGTCTGCGGGAACTGCTTTACCCTCTGCTCTCAATCTTTCAGATCGCTTTGCGATGGCGTAGCCTTGCGCTAAAGTTTCAAGATCAACACCGTACTGGTTTCCTCCTACAAACAGAGGAGACATAACATCGACAAGGCCTCGATATTCTTTTCCGTTATGCTTAAACTTTTCTACCTTGGTTATACCGTTTTTGTACGTTACAAATCCATTCTTCAAAGCTTCTGAGGTTATGCCTTTTGCTCTATCTGAAAACAATGCGGCTGAAAGTGCGCTTGAGTCAGCAAGAACACCTCGGAACCCTTCCATTTGATATATTTCTTCAAGCCTAGCCCACTTGTTAATGTATTTTGCTTTCTGTCTAGTAAGGAACTCACCTATTGGGCCTGTCTTGGTAACTTCTAAGTAAGCTGTCGATGCCGGGCCAGACTCACTCCTCTTAACTAGTTTATCTAACTCGGCTCTAGCTCGCGGGCTGTACTCAGGTTCATTATTTCTTGAGTACATGTTGTTGTCTTTAATACTTAACTTAGCGCCCTTGTCTGGGTTTTGAGCAATATATTGAGAACGCGGTTCCGCTTCTACGCTAAACTCAGGAACTTGATTCTTAGGCATACTCTTGGCTGATTTAATGTTAGATTCAACTACATTTTCCACAGCCCCTTCAGGTATTTCTGGTACAGAGTCTCTAGGCGTAGAACCCTCGGATAGGAACTCCTCCGCTTGTTCTTTACCAGTGTTGGTTTCTTGAACAGGATCAACACCTTGAAAATCACTTCGACCC